ATTCTATCAATAAACCTATCAAACAGAAAAGTATCAGATCGATCAACAACTACCACTTTAACAAATTTACCTGTTAACTGTTTTACGTCGTAATCATTATAATCTGTTTCTTTATCGTTATATAATACTTTATGAAATAGAGTATATGGATTTCTAATACGTTCAACATTACGAGTTTCTGTATCAACAATAGAAAAGAATTTAGGATCATGCGCATCTGACCAAAAAAATTCCATTTGAGAACCTAAGTACCAGATATTATCTTTTCTCGATGATACGTGATAATGACCAGTTAAAACTAATTCAAACTTTTTAAATAATTCAGCGCTCATACCATGAGTATTTTCTACGCCTCTCATCATTTCAAAACCACCAAGTTCTAAATGACTTGCTAGCCAATCAGCTTTACAATTATTAATAAAATCCATAGATTTTTCATAATTATCAGAACATATCCATGGTAACATAGCCATTTTTAATGAACCATAATTCATTACAGTTGGTTCCATAACAATGTTCACTTCGTTCATGAAGTGACCTAATAGTTCTTTTAAACTATTCATGTCGTTTGTATTCTTAAAATAAGTGTCATGGTTACCTGGAATAATATCCATAGACATACCACGTTTACGCATTTCATTTAAGAAATGTTTACGATTATGATTTAAAGCTTTTATATTTACTACTTTACGATTGTCATAATAATCACCTAAGTGAACAATCTGAGTAATGTTGTGTTTTTCACATTCTGGAAAAAATATATTCGCATAAAAATCTTCTGCATTATCTAAAAAGATTTGAGAAGAATTACGAATTCCAGTGTGTGTATCGTTCAATATTGCTATTTTCATTTATCTTCCATTATCTTTTGCAATTGCAATTCTTTGCCGCCTAACTCTCTTAGTTGACATTTATAATCGTACATAGAGTTATGGCCTTCATATTTTGTTAAACAATCACGAGCAGTAATATTTTTCCAAAATACTTTTTGTCCACTAGGATACGTAATTTCATAAGTGCGTAGTTTCTTATCCCACGACTTAGGAGACCCATCTGTCATATATGTGACTGTCATTACAAAAACTCAGATAAATCAGAATCAGCATATGCTGTTCTCTTTTTTCTTTTCTTCTTTTCAGTTTTAACAATTTCTTTTACTTGAGTATCAACAAACTTAATTCTATCGATTCTAGTTTTAAGTGTATCAACAAAAGCACCTGCTACTAAACCAGAAGTAGCATCACCATTTTCGTTAATCATATAATCTTCTGCACCAGAATTAGCAATATATTTCATTTTGATTTCTTGTTGTTTTTTTTCTTTTGCAATCCTACGAAGAAAAGCATACCAAGTTATTTGTGTGAAATACGCAAATGCATTTGGTTTACCAGTTCGTGTTGCTGCTTCAATATCGTAATTGTTTATAGCTTTCAAACAATTTTCTACTGCGTCCATAACCATTTCTTCACGATAGGTATATCGAATAAAATTTGCTTTGTGCGATAATCCTTCAGCTATTCTCAAGAAACATTGAGCTACATAATCTGGTACCTTTGGAATTGATATATCAGATTTTTTTGCTGTGATTACTGTGTAAACATAGTCTACAACAGCTTGTGAAAACTCTGCATTATTAACGTAGTGAATACTTTTTCTTTTTTCACGCATTAGGGTCTCCTTCATTATTAAGTATAATTATATCACTAAAAGCCCTAAAAGTACATAATTAAATTTTGTTTTAAATCGTAAATATAATTTTATATTTGCTCATTATTTTGTTTACAATACATCATTATTATGGTATAATAAAGTAAGTATTCGGGGAGAGGAGATATACTATCTTCCATCTTCGGTTGTGTATTGCCATTCATCAGTGTGTCCAACAGACCATTTTGATTCTGTTTCTACTCTATAGTTCTGTGTACAAACTTTAAAATCTGGTTTTAATAATTTACTAGGTGTTAAACTTGAATCGTTCCAAATAACTCGATTATTAGGTTGTGCAGCAAACTGTCCATTATCTAGTTGTATGATATTAAAAGATTTATGTTCTGGATCGTGTTCACTAAAATTTACATCAGTTATTGATTTATCAGGATGAGCGTTATCAATTGTAAAAAGATACTCGCCTCCATGCATTTTTTTATCTTTGCCAAAAAACTCACAACGAGAAAGAATAGGTTTTTCAACTACTGTTAAATGATAATCAAAACAATCCCAAAGCTGAAGAACATCAAGAGGAAGGTCGCCGTGATCAGTTTTCCAGACGAAAGCTGAGAGAGGAAGTTTATCGTATAGTGCTCCATATTCTGTTAACAAAGTTTCAAAGTAAAGAGCTTTGTGTTGAGTTGATTTAACTGATATCCATAAGCCGGGAGTTAACTCGCCATGTCCGTACTCTAAATCGTACAAATATTCTTTTCTTACAAACACGTTTTCAGGTGGAAGTGGGTGCACTAAAAAACTCAATGTAGTTTATCCTTATCTATTGATGGAAAGATGAGCACGTTTTCGCCAAGCTCTTCTCTTATTTTGTCTTGTTCTTTAATTTCATCGTCTATAAAATTATATATCCAATCATTAAGTTCTTGATCTCCCATAGATTCAAATTCTTCTAAAGTTTTACCATTTTTTAAAAATTTACTCATTGCACTTACTGATTTAGCGTAATGCCTCATGATATATCTCGATGGCTGATTTTCAGCAATAATGTGTTTTGTATTTAATAATTGTAATTGATCTAAACTATCTTGAAAAGCCACGTACGGTCTAAGCGCAAAATAACTCATTCCATCTTCGAAATGTTCAGTTTCAACTATCTTCATTGCTGCTCGAATAATAAGAAGATCTTCTTGGCTATCAACTATATCTGCAACTATCTCGTCACCGTTAGTTAATTTAAATTGTTTAAATGATTTCATAATTCAACTTTGTAAGTTTTGCAATTAAATTTTTCTTTATTATATATTCTAAGTCGTTCTTCGCCGTGTAACCAAGCAAAGTTTTTTCTTTTGTCTGTACTAATATTATCTATAATGTCGTAAAGTTGAGTTGGTTCTTCATTATCAGATTTTCGCAATCCTCTCCCTATCGATTGTAAAACTCTAATTTGACTTTTCGACGGAGATGCGAATATTATATTATGCAGATTCCTAATATTAATACCAGTACTGAAAGTGCCTAAACTAGCAACAATAATAGCATTTTTCTGTTTCTCGACTATTCCACGAATTGCTTCACGATCTGAAGTAGCTACACTGCCTGATACAAAAAAAATCTTGCGGCCATCTTCTGCTTTATCTCTAATTAAATCAAATAAAGGCTTTCCGTGTTTTTCAACAAAATTAAATAACACAAGGCTATTACCTTTTTGATCGAGTGCTAAATTTCGAATTAATCTATTTCTTTTTTCACTTGTGACTATATACTCAATTTCATCCTGATAACTTTTTTCTTCACATTCCTTTCTTGCTTCTGCAGAATAATTAAGAATAAGTCTTTTAATATTTAACTCAGCTAAAGTGCCTGAGTCTTGTAACCGCTTTGTAGTAGTAACTTTAAATGTTTTACCAAACAGTCCTTGAAGCACTAATTCGTGTGTTTGAGTTCCGTCTAAAGTTCCAGTTGTTCCATATCGATATTTTGCTTCTGTCGCTTTGTTCATAATGTTCATTAACGATTTAGATTTAAATCCGTGGCACTCGTCACCAACTACCATTCCGAATTGATTATACCAATCTTTCGGTAATTTATAAATTGATTGCCATGTACTTACACAGATAGGTTGTTCAAAACTCTTATCTCTTCCAGAATATATCCTGTGTATATGTTCTTTTTTACAACCGTATTGAGCAAAATCGTTATACATCTGTTCAACAAGAGAAGTCGTAGGTACAATAACTAATACTTTTCCTTCACCAATTAAATGTAAAAAATACTGAGCTAATACGTATATAATTAAAGATTTACCAGAACCTGTTGGTGATAATAAAATACCGCGAGTTCGGTGTAATGCTTCCATTATTGCAATAAACTGATAATCATGCGGATCAAATGGAAGACTTAAATCTTTAATAAAATTAACAACTTCTTTCGGATCAGGTCGTTCTTCTTCGAGCGGTGTACCATATTTAGTTTCAATCAATTCATAGTTATATCCACGACTTTCAATGAACTTAACTAAATGATGAATGAGCCCAGCTGGAAGTTCGCCACTGTTTGTATCGTACAGCCGTATTTTTCCATCCCAGATTTTGCGCTTAAACGCTGGCATCCATTGGTAACCAGGTACAAAAAAAGAAAAGAACTCTTTTATTTCAGCTGCTTGACCAAAATCGCAATCTACATGTAAATTAGCGTGATTTAAGCGCCGGACTCGAATTGCTTCCATTTAATTATATTACCTATAGTTTGATGTCGCCAATTTAAATTTGATACTATCTCAGTTAATGTTTCTACTAATGTTTTGTAATACTGTATTTTTTCTTCAGATTTTTGTATTTCAGGATCAGCATCGTAATAGTATTCCATATCACCTTTTAATACTTTAAGTCCGTTGAACGGATCTTGTTCCCAACCAGTTTGTTCAAGTTCTTCTTTATCCATTTTACCATTATAATATAGCCATTTTTGTTTTAGTAAAGTTTTTTGCGTAAACTCTGCACGTCTCAGCAATAGCTTTGAATTGGCTAGTTTTTCAAGATATTTTGCATGAAGTAACGGTGTGTTACGAGAATCTTCGTCTAGTTGCATACTAAGTTTGCTGTCCCCTGCCCAATCAGCAAGGACTTCTTTCAAATCAATCATGATATAACTCCATTATTAAACTTATTTATAACAGCTCAAAAGTCTGAAATCTAAAGGTCATTGATGCTGTTAAAAACTCTCCACCGCCTGACGTTGACTCAAATTGAATACCTCCAAGATTTGTAGGTATAGCTCCATTGTATTTTATATTTTTAGTTTTGTTATTTTGACTATTTAAAATACTCAAAGTAATATCAGCGCTTGAAGGAACCACAGTTTTACTACGATCGATCGCGCCTTTTAACGGCTGATCAATAATTCTTATCATCCAGTCGTGCATTTCTTGATAACCTTTTAAATCTTCATCAAGAATAATTGACATTGATAATTCGCCAAAATCTAAACTTCCACCTGCTAATGGTATAGATCTAACTTTTCTGTACGGTAATTCTGATGGAGTTAGTGACACATCTGGGTGTTGAAAACTTTGAACAAAATATTCGAGGTTTGGATAATTTTCTCTATCTATAATAACTTTAAAACCGGTAGGTTGTAGATAATTTAAATTAGTTGTAAGTTTTGCCATATCAACTCCTTATACCTTTATTTATACAATAAAAAAGAGGTCCCGAAGGACCTCTTAGTGAATCAATGGTTAGTTTACTATTAAGTAAGCAAGTTATTAACAGCAGAGATTCTGTAGTATTGGTTGGTTCTATCAGAAGCAAGACCGTTAGCTGGAGTAGCTCCAACGAATGGGTTTGATACCATTCCATAACGTGTCTTAAAGCCTATTCTTGGCTGGAAGTCTTCTTCGCCAACAGCTTTTACCATTGTTAGTGGTACGTATGGGCAATAGAATAAACCTGCGTCATACGGGTTTGTACCTTTATATCCAACGTTGATATAATCACGTGTTGAATAAGGATCAATGTAGACTCTAGTTCTACCGTTAAGAGTACCAGCAAATGTATTACCAGTATCGTCAACGTTTAAGTTAGAGCTAAGTGCTGGAGTATAATCTAACATACCAGCTGCGTTAAGTGCAGCAGCTACGTCAGATGAACATAGAATAAAGTTACCTTTACCTCTACGTGTCTCTTTAGCAATTACGTTAGACTCACGCTCAATCTGCATGATCAAGCCTTTGTACTTCTCAACACTCCAACGACCATCAGCATCAGTTGATAAATCAAAAATACCTAATGTCTGGTTTGAAGTTTGACGTGAACCGATTTTTGCTTGTCTGTTCACTGTACGTACAACTTCACGGTTGATTTCTGAAAGAATTTCAGTTGACAAGATATTAGCCAACTCTGTTTCAGCATCTAATCCATGAATTGCTTTTAAGTCTTGAGCAAGTTCAAGAGTGTAGTTTGCTTTTAAAGCACGTGACTTAGCAGTCACAGTTGCTTTTTCAATGGTGAATCCCATATCAGCAAAAGTCTCAGTTGGGGATGAGCCTGTGCCTAATACTTCAGCTTCAGCTGTGGTATAAGCGTCACCCATGTAAGGTACGTGTACGCCTTCAGAGTCAATGATTGTTGAGTCATTGTCACCGTCTAATGTACCAGCAAGACCTGATGGACCAGCTGCTCCGTTAGCTGTTGTTGCTGAGTCACCTGAGTAACCGACTGGAGCTTCGTTGAAGAGAGCTTCGTCGCCAGATGCAACACCTGCTTTAGTTTTTTGGAATACAGACTTCATCGCGAAGATAAGACCTGTTGGACCAGTCATTGGTTGTACACCACATATGTCGTATGCAACAAGGTTAGGCATTGCACGTCTTACAAGTGCAATTAATACTGGATTCCAGTTAGCAACGCTACCTGCTTGAGTGATTTCTGTAAGACTTTGCTCTTCTCTAAGAGCAATTTCTTGGTTTTCTAGAACAGCAGCTGTAACTGCTCTTCTGTGCGCGTCTTGAATTTGACCAGATGATTCTTCATTCAATACTGGTGCCCATTTCTCAACGAGCTGATCGTATGATACTGCGTTTTGCATTTAGATAACTCCCTTAGGATTTGTTTTGTCGTTTGATGGCACTCAAGTACTGTCCCATGATTTCAGATGATTCAACTTCGAAAGCTTCGTCAACTTGTGTATCATCGGCTGTATTGTCTACCGCTTGATTTTTGAAGTAAGATTCCTTGATTGTCTTAACTTTTTCTGCGAAATTATCGCTCCAGTCAATATCATCAGTTAATCCTTTTAACTTCTCAACTTGAGTATCAGCTAAATCTTTAGAAGCTTCGCGAATTACTTCGTTACGCTTATAATTTTCTAACTCCTCAGTCATTTCGATTATTTTATGAGTGGATGAGTTAACTTGTTCTTCTAACTCTTCACATTCACCAGCGAGTTCGTCAACTAGGTCGACTTTTGACTCTGGTACGTCGATGTAAGACTCTGTGAACAGATCTTTTAGATTGTTCATGAATTTCTCAGCTATCTCTGTACGAAGGCCTGATTGTACAGCAACCTTATTATCTTCCATCCATTGCTCAACTACATAGTTAAGGTATGAATCTACCTTTTCTATTAGCTCAGCTTTAGTTGATGAGATTTCTTCAGACAGTTCCTCATTATATTTCTCTTCTAAACGATCCACTTCTTTTGCAAGTTTAGTTTTAATAGCAGCTTCAAAAATTGTAGCAGCTTTTCCTTTAAACTCACTTGAAAGTGTTGCCTCTTCAGATACTAGAGCATTTAAGTCTTCTTCGAAGTTTGCTTCGTATTGAATTTCTTGCTCAGCAATAGATTCGCCATCGAAATCATCTTCGTCTGTACCGTTATAGTGCATCATAGCATGCAAAGCTTTTTTATCCATTTTTTGCATTTTACCAACCATAGCAGTAATCATAGCTGCTTTAGTTTTCGGCATTGGATCTTGTTTAGATTGATCACCTTTACGCTTTGGGGCTGCCCCACTAGCATCTCCGGCTTTATCAACACTTGCAACTGACTGTGCTTCTTGATCTCCGGTGTTCATTTCCACGACGTTATCATCATGGAGCTCAACATCTTGATCTTCTATTTGATTTTGATCAGTCATTAATTGACTCCCTATTATTAATTTTTGATTAACGAGAGGAAATTTTTGAACTCACGAACTTGAACCTCATAGAGATCTTTCCGCGGAGCTTTCTTGATTTCAGTCTCCATTTTTTCAATTGTTTGAGCTTCCAAAATACCGTTATTCCAAATCCAGTCAACACCTTCCATAACTCCATTAACAAATGCTGATGGTGCAGATGGATCTTGTACTATATCAATAGCATTAAGAATAAAATCGTCTTTGACGACCATTACGTTGTTTTGGTTTACTAAACTTCCCATACCACGAGTCGAAACGCCCAGCTGAACGCCGCCATCGAGTAGACCTTGAACGATCATTCCCATTGGAGTATTCAGTACTGTAGCTTTTCCCATAACATCATTTCCCTGAAATTTCAGTTCTTCGATCTTATGTGAAACCTTGTCTAAATTAACGGTCGGTCCTTCAGGGTGATTTAACTCACCAACCGCACGACCTTTGGTAACTTGCTTATCATTATAAGAATTGATAGCTTTTTCCATGATCGGTTTTGGATATATACGACCGTTTCGATTCTTCATATCAGCTTGCGCAAATACACCTTCAATTACGTACTTTTTCTTACCACTTTTCTCTTCAGTAATAATGTTATAGCCAATTTGATGGTCTACAAATTCAGAAATAAGTTTCATTGCACAAACTTTCTTTTTTATCCGCGAGGATGACTAACAGATGTTAGTTTAATCGCGCCATTAGCAGCATATATTTTAGTAGTTGAATCTTTTGGAATCAACACAGTTTCACCACCAGTTAGTGTCATAGTAGCACTATCAGCTAAAGCAGTGTTTATTAAAAAAACTTCATAAGCTGTAGTCGATGAATTAACTGCTCGAACTAAAGTACAGTCACTCACAGTTGAAGCAGCACTTGCTAAAGTAGGTGATGCAATTTCTGCTTGCAATGGTTTATAATATTGTACCATTTTGCGCTTTCCTCTTAAATTTATTAATATTATTTATATGATTTTAATTTTCTACTTCTTCTTCTTCGTCTTCTTCAAAATCTTCATCGTCGTCTTCAATATCGTCTTCCAGATCAGGATCTTCCACATCAATATCATCATCAGATACGTCTTCGTTATCTTCAGTATCGTCTTCATCGATATCTTCCTCCTCGTCTTCGTCTTCGGTACCGTTATAAATGGCCCCAGACAAACGAATTCTTTCTTGATCAAGCACATCATCTAGTTTAACAGAAATTGCTTGTCCAAAAATTTCATTCGCTTTGTTGTAGTCTTTTGCTAAAGCAGCATCAACTAAACCAGCTAAAGGATTTTCTTGTACTTCAACTTCATTATCATCTAGTTCTAAATTTTCACTCATTCTTCATCTCCTTGTTGCTCTGGTGGTTCGTCACCTTGCGATTGTTTTTGCATAGTATCAATTTCGTCATCAGTTAAATGAAGAATGTTCTTCATCACCCATTGTTTCGAGAAGTAACCGTCAGGTCCAACGTATTGACTTACTGCATCTAGCGTTGTAAGTCTTTCTCTTAAAAGTTCAGAATCTTTTAATTCTGTAAAATGATTATCTCTAGAGAAATCAACAATAATGTGATTTCGCATATCTATCCAATCATTTTCAGATATAATACCTTTTAATATTAGTTGTATTTTTAAAATATCAAGAAATAAAGTTCCAAATCTTGTACGTAGTCGATCGATATATTTTTGAAACTTCAATTCGTCACGACTAATTTCTGTAGATCTACCAAGTGAAAACTGTTGTTCTTGTTCTAAACGATTTAATGGTACATTAAGTGAACGATACACTTTCTTTTGAAAATATAATACATCATCCATCTGTCCAAGATTGTCACCACCTGGTAATGTGGAAATCTCAGTACCTTTACCACCTTCTCTTCGTGGTAACCAAAAATCTTCAAGCAAAGACTGATGTTTTCTATCATCTTTGATTTCACCGCTACTAGCATCGTAAACAAGCTTGTTACGATAACGAGTCATAATGTCTTTCATATATTGCTCAGCCTTACCACGTGGTAAGTTACCAACATCAATATAAAAAATTCTACGTTCTGGTGCTCTTGCTAAACGATAAATGACTAAAGAGTCTTCCATCATTCTTAACTGATTAAGTGGCTTAAGTACTTTGTGTAAGTATGACAAAACTTTTTGCCGTTTTTCATCTAACAAACCAGATGTGATATACGAAACTGAGTCTAGACTTAATTTAACTCCAGCAGATTGATACCCAGGTTTTTCTTGGTAAATAAAATATTCATCTACTTTTTGTATTAAATTAGCTCCAGTTTTTGGATCTTTCTTTTTCTTTACTTGTTTTACTTTACGAATTCTTGCCGAATCAATCGGTCTAATATCGAGAATGCCTTGCTTTTGATTAGTTTCATCTACTACAAGGTGGTGATATAATCTACCGTCGATATACCATCGTCTAAAAATATCGTGCCCAAGTTCGACAAAATTCATTTTATTTAATACTGTGTCAAATTCTTCTCTAATTTTATTTTTTATTGATTCGGAAACTTTTAAATTTTCCATGTCTAAAGCAATAGGTTCTTGTCCGCCAACAACTGATTCGTTAACGATATCTTCAATTGCCATATCAACTTCAGGGTGCATAGCCACGCCACGGTATTTCATTATTAACGCATGATTGTCTTTTGCGTCAGTACCGTCTTGACTAATATATTGTCCATAGTGTGATCCAGATACAGTAACATAACCTGCACCATCTTCATCTCGAGCTGGAACGATGGAAGGAGCTTTCGGGTTCTCCGATCCAACAGTTGAAGCTCTTTTTATTTCAAAGCCAAATAGCTTAAAGCCATCAGTGTCTGCCATTAATAATTCCTTTTATAAGAGGAGAGCGGTTTTCCGCTCTCCATCTATATATCATTTATCCATCAGTGGTATTTGATGTCCAATATTGATATTGCCATTCTATCGTAAATCTTTCGATATTATCATCAGAATAACTCAATTCAATTGGAGATATAGCTGAAGGCCAAGCATCTTTGAACGTGTATGTCTTAACAACACTTTCGTCACGATCAAATTGTTCGACTTTTAAATCAGCAAAATAGAGTTCTGGATTTTGCACACCGCCAGCATCTGCATGATTAGCGATCGCGTTCATCCATCTTTCCATTTCATTTCTGACTTTCATTTCAACATCGTTTATTATTGTGACGTTCCAAGAATCGAATGTTCGATCCCCAGCAACTTTCAATTGACGTCCACGAAATGGAATTACAATTGTACCAACATTCGAAGCTGGTAATTGAGCTGCTTCACACATAAAGGCTGTGAAATCAATGTCAAGGTTTACGCCTAAACCACCTCTTGGATTTGCAAGTGTAACCTGAAAGAGATTACCACGTGCACCGCCGCCAGTAAGCCTGGACTTAAATTCGTCTACACTACCTAGTGCCATAAGTTACCTCCTTAGATTATATGCCAGCGCCGGCGACTTCCTCAAAGGAAATGCCAGTTCTAGCTGCGACAAAGTTAAGAGTGATAAAGTTAATAGAACGAGCTGGCTTTATAAAGATATTAGCTATGAACTCATTTCTATCTACTACTGCTGCAGTATTTACAGTTTCATCCGCAATAATACGGAAGTCTGTAATACCACGTCTACCTTTAACATCACGTAACACAGGTTCGATAATATTTACGAACTCAGCTCTTGAAAATTCATCGTTGAATTCAAAGAGTACGTTTTGAGCAGCTCTTGCGATTGCACGCTCAATTGTTAAAAATAATCGACGTACGTTAATACGATCGAACGCAGAAGGTCTTGCGAGACCTGTTTTATCACCAAATAATAGTATGCTTGATCTTGTCAGATCTGGTTGACCTGCAAAATTAACAATTGGATTAATACCATTTTTGTAAAGCGTGTCTCTACGCGCTTTATTTGGATTAAAGACTAGTCCAGTTACGCCAAGTAGCTGTCCTCGTCTTGAACCAGCTGGTGAGAACCATGGTGCAGCTGTTCTATCAGTTTCAGCCATGAGACCTGCTACTGAAGAGTTTGCTGGAATATCAATAAATTTATCATTGTATTTATCGTAAACTTTTAGATAATTACCAGCTACTGTATTATAACTAGATCTTGTAAATGTATTAGCAGTTGCAGTTACATTTGTAATAATAGTTGAATCTTGGTATACATTCACAATATCGTTTCTAGCTGGACCAGATACGACGATACAATCTTTACGCGATTCTGCGATTGCAACCAAATCATTAACAATTGTTGTCTGATCTGATCTTGTTGTCATTCCTGGTGCAATTAAGAAATCAATTTCAACGACTTCTTTATCTTCAAATAAGTCGAATGCACTTTGATAATCTCCAGCTGAAAGAATACCTGCGTTAACGCCTGAATCAAATCCGAAGTTAACTACTGCAGACACATCAGCATGAGTGCCTAAAAAGTCTTTAGCTGTTCCGGGTGTAGTAGCTGTTCCAGCGTTAAAGGTGTTAAAGTTAGAATCAAAATCAATAAAGTGTACATATTTTGAATTTTGGTTTATTACATCTTTAACAAAGATGTTTGATCCATCGACAGTATTAATCGCGTTACTTGCAACAGACATGAATGGATATGTTTCAAGAACAGTGCCTTTTGTGCCTGTAAACGCTCCGTTTACATCGACAACTGCAGCATGGATTTCATCGTTTGTTCCATCAGTGTTAGTTGCAAATTGTGATGTCCCTGGTGCAGCATCGAATGAACCTTTGTAGGTCCAACCGTCGAAAGCTGAATCGTTAATTGATGGTGGACAAATTGAAACTCTTAAAGAATTTCCTAGAGTCCCTGGGACTCTACCTATAAAGGTATGACCGTCAGAATCTAAGGAAGCTTGCTGAGAGTTAAAATTAGCTGAATTAGTTACTTGTGGGAGAGTATATGTTCCCACAGCATATGCCGAAGTTTGTCCTGTAGTAGAAACTGCGTTTTTAGCGCCGGTATCTACAATACGACTAACTTGTAGCGATCCTGAATAGCGTAAAAAATACGCTGCGTCGTGGTAGTCAATTGAATGATTATCATCTGGAGTTCCAAATGTTTCTGATAACTCTTCTTCATTTGAAATAAGAGTTCTCTCATCCGCCGGACCCCACATAAATTTGCCTGTGTAACAGCCAACTGAGGATTGAACGTTAGGCACGCCGCCTGTAACATCAACCTCTTTAACAATTACCGCAGGACTTTGAGATGGTGTAAAAAGTGCCATTAGTCTACCTCACTCGGTTATTTATATGGTGCATAATACGATTGTTTTTCAATTTCATAGGTATTTATACTATTTCATATTTATGATTAATAATGATCTTCTCGCTCAAAATCAACATACCAGTCAGGTTTAGTGTTTTCAGCATCTTCAAGATGTTTACTATATTCTGATCCGTCATCTACCCAGCCAAACGGAACAATATCTGCTTCTATTTCGTCCATTCTTTGTTTAAACAACATTTCTTTTAGGTTGATATCTGTCATATCGTTAAAAAATTGTGTTTGAGCAAAATAACCAAACATAACTAAGGTCATAACTAAATCATCGTTATTACCTTCTGAAGCTTCATATGAGTTACCTCTACCAACAAAAGTAGATATTTCAAGAATAGTCTGCTCATCAACTATTTTTAATTTGTTTGTCTCCAAAAGATCTTTTAGACCTGAACAACCAAGACGCTTTACTCTACGAGTCATAGCTTGCCCAATGGCATTCGCTTTAACAGCTGACTCGACATGCACGTTATCGTATTCAAGTTCATGGTATAAACCATTTGCTACCATTGAACCTTGATCATTTGACTCGACTACAACATAAGCTTTGTTGTAAGAAACTGCATACTTATATATAATACTAGGGAAGAGCAATGGAGAGATAGCATTGTTCCGATACACAGCTACCTGTTTAAACGGTTTTACGCTAATATCGATTAAAGTAAAAGTAGAGTAGTCCTGTCCTCTTCCCTTACCAACATCAACACACATAATGTATTCGTGATCTTTCGTAGGTTCTTCGTATATTAATCCATCACCTTGTTCAATATATCTTTTAGATTGTTCTGCTCTTAATTCCATAAGAGCTTCTGCGCCAATTAATGTATCACCAGTTCCAAAAAAAGTATTACCGAATTCTTGATCAAATTGCAGCTTCGAAGTATTATTAATTGTTTGTTGTTTCCAAGCTTCATCGCGACCTGGAACATCGTACCAATCTACTCTAAAATGTGTGAATTCGTTTACTTCTTGAACTGCACCTTCCCATATTTTATAAAACATATTACCAATACCATTTGCGGTAGACGTAATAATAACTTTAGTATCTTTACCAGCAGATACAACAGGATATGTTGAAGTGTAAAATTCTGAAGCTTTTTCTACAAATGCAAATTCGTCTAAATAAAGCAGGTTGATACTAAGACCACGGATAGAAGAACCAGTGGTTGCCGCAGTAATAATTCGAGAATTATTGCCAAACTCAAGTGAACCTTTGTTAAGAGCTTTAGTTCCGGGTTGTAAAAAGAACGGTAAGTTCTCAAGCATAAGCGTGATCCTGGAGAGCATTTCTCTCGCAGTTGATGCTTTGTTAGCGAGTATGGCCACAGTTTTTTCCGGATGAAACAACGCGTACCAGAGCAAGTAGGCGCATACCGATATGGATTTACCTGATTGTCGACAAGCCAAGATGATATTAAACCTATGCTCATTAAACCTCCCAAACATTTCTTCTTGATAAGGATATAGTTTAAATGGGACTAAACCTTCGTCAAGATTAATTACTTTTAAATGTGTTTCAGCAAAATATATGGGATTGTCCATACATTTTTTATATTCCGTAATACTTTCAGCTGTCCACTGCTCGGAAACACCGTCACGCTTTACGTTTGGATTACCTAGATAAGTATCCCGAGTCGGCTGAGTCTGTCGTTGCTGTTCCATTAATTATATCGCCTTTTAGCAAACGTTGAACGTCTGCAGTTGAACCTAAGTAAAAATTATTTTGAGTATTTTCTACTTTAGTTATATCATTCTTTTTTTCAAGTTCTTTTTTGCCTTTATTTAATATCATAAGGCGATCATTCACATCAGAAATATTTTTAATCATTCCTGATAGAACTTCATAAGCTCTAGGATGCTCAGATTCTCTTGCTACTTCTATCATATTTTCAAGAGCGTCTTTGCCTCTTTCAATTAATTCATAATATGTTTCACGAGAGTAATCATAGTCACGGCTTGCTTTGTCGCTATCACGGAGCGTCGGAGTCTGCATCATAATCTGTCCTTAAAAATCCGAAATCGGAATCACCTAAAATGTTCAATGTTGTTGGGTTAGGTTCAATTTGTATTGTTTTTATTCTTAAATCTGAATCAGCTAATCCTGATCCTACATCAAAAACTTTAGCTCTAACATCACGCACGATTTTAGAATTAGATAAGCCACTGTAAAATCTGACTCTCATTTCAAAATCCATTGTGTATATAATTGTTCTACGAGATGCTAATTCACTTTCAAAATCATCTTGAAAACTGACTCCACCAATTGTAATTGGAATGTCTTCTAATATATCTGGATAATCTGTGAAAGGTTTTAAAGTTATTGAATATTGAGGATTAAATGTTGGTAAAATTTGCTCTACTATTTGTAAAGCATCGTCTTGAGTTTTACAGTAAATATTTAATTGAAAAGTAAGTATATATGGAACACCAGTAAAAAACTTAGCTCTATCGTTAGCTGTATTACCAAATTTTTGAAATGTATTTGTTTTTGCAATTTGTCTAGCGTTGTCGTATGTTAACGAAGTTATTTCAAAAGACATACGTGGAAGCTTAATTGCAACTTTAGTATTGTCTCGTAAACTTGGATTCTCGCGGATACGATCAAGATATTTTACTTTTGGAGCATACGCAAGTGGTACTTTTACTTGAGAAGTTGACGCACCAGTCGTTTGATTTTTACGAATGACGTATATATTATTAAACAGTTTGCCAAAAATTGCAACCGCGCGTCTAGTCTTTTCGTGATAAAAGTGTCCGCCAAACATTAGCTATTATATATTTTAGTCAAATGATCTTCAAAGGATTCCACCTTTGTTAACCTATCTGGCCAGAGAATATACTCCTTTTCTGGGTTTTTCTTTAAATTATTCAGTAGTGGAATAATTGCATTATATAGTTTATCTATCTTATCTTGAGTTGCAACTGCAGTCGTTTCAACTTCTGCTGCTTTTGCTTGTGTTTTTTGAACTGCTTCGAGTTCGTTTTCGTCTACAGCTGTAAAGCCAAAATCAAAAAAATCATCTGCCATTAGTCATTCCCTGATGGATCACCGAATGGGTTTGACTCACTAAAATCGAGAAAGTCATCACCAAAAGTTCCAAAATCTGTGTTTTGTTCATTTTCAGCAAGTTTATTTAATTCACTAACTGTTTGTAAAGTGTGTATGTTAGTAGCTGAATCAACAGTAACTGTGCTGTCTGCTTGAAATAGTTTAAACGTTGCGTCTGAAGATGCAAGATTGATTGCATGCATTGTGCCGTCTGAATCTGAGTATTTAGCAACTTCTGCTGTAACAAGTATGCCACTTTGATTTTGAGTTATAGTTGTTCCAACTTCAATTGGCTTTCTATTAAGAACGTCTGCCCCTTGTATTTTTAACAGATATGTATACCCGTGATCTGCTTCAATGTCTTGAATTTCTTCAATGCCAGTATCAAAGTTTTCACTATTAAAGTCGAATAACTGAGCACGACATTTAAATGTTGGAAGGTTTGCTAATTGGTAAAACGGCTGCTCATGTTCCACGTGTGTTATTTGAAACATTGATTTAGAAAGTGGTAAATATATCAAATCACCTTCACGTGGACGTTCGCTATTAATAGCGTTATCAGCGCCTATTGTTGCATTCCATCTACGTCTTGATACTACAAAAGTAGCTTCATCTCTTATTTCAACTCCGAATCGAGTGAATAAGTCTCCTTCTCCATCGAAACCTTCGATATTGTCAATATACATTTCTATTTTATAACTTGAATTATATGTTGCAGGTATTTCATCACCAAAAACTCTATCTTCAAATACAGTTTCTCGTGGCAAATAGTATACATCTTGACCATATATTTTGAGAGATTCAATAACGAGATCTTCATATAGATTCTGTTCTGCTTTTACATTATCTCTTATATAATAATTGCGAGCCATATTATCATCCTATAAAAAAGTCAGCTGGCATTTCGTGTTCTAATCTAATCCTTTCTCGTAGGTCTGCAATCTCACCTAAAGCGTCGTCATAAAGTTGTCTGCCATTAATAATAACACCGCCTGGTAATTGCATACCTTCAAACTTCATTAAGTTCATTCCCCATTGTTGTTTTATTAACGCAGTTGTATATTCTTTTAGCCACATGTCGTTATAAATTGCAGTAAATGAATCTGCTGTGATTGTGCTATAATACTCGTACACCACGTAATCATCAGCTTTAATGTCTAAATCTTCGATGTGTCCGAAAACGTAAAGTCTGTTTTGTTTACGAGCAAAATCAACCATAGAATGACCATTAAGTGTTTGATCCAATAGAGAAAGATATTGCTGAATTTGTTCGTAATACGCGATATCACCGGCAAACTGGGTCATATCAGTAAGCTCTGATAAATGCATTTGATATCTTAAATTAAATAAATTTTTAGATGCGCTGGCACTTGAAATAAATGGAAAAACTCGAGTTACATATTGCACATCTGCAGCAGTAGTAATATACTTATTCGTTATATCAGCGTCGGTTAACTGATGGGATTTATATGCACGATATGTTGCGTCAGAATGATACTCTTGGTAGTACTGTATCGCTTCGTCAACTCTATCTTCAAGCTGATCTTCATCAACGTTAATTTCTAGCACTGGTTCTCCTAATCGACGCTTACAATAATCGATAAGAGTATCTCTAGAGTTAGGGTTAGCCATTAACTACCAGCTCCAATCACTGTTTTCAGAGTTGAACCTGCAGTATTTTTAATTAACAACGTACTTGCACTCGCTAATTCAGATGAAGTAACTGTATTGGCAGCGAGAGATACCGAAATATTAATAGCAGCAGATCCATCAAAGTTAGCAGTACCTGTTGCATCTCCAGAAATTTGAATCGCTCTAGTAGTTGCTAGTTTTGTAGCAGTTGCCGCATTACCAGAGGTAGCTTGGTTACCACCTGTGTTAACACCTGGAAGGTCAATATTTCCAGTACCATCAAATGATACACCACCAATATTTCTTGCAGTTGCTAATGCAGTTGCAGTTGCCGCATTACCAGTTGTCGATCCGGATGAACCAGATACGTTACCAGTTACGTTACCAGTCACATTACCTTCGATATTAGCAATCATTGTACCAGTCGTAACTGTCATATTACCAGTTGAAGCACCTGTAGCAGTAGTTGTACCAACTTTAAACTTGTCTTCTGACTCATCCCAGATAATTGCAGCATTATTACCAGTTGAACCACGTTCAAATACAAATCCGAGATCGTTAGCATTCGAACCTGCACCTGTATTTAATTCAATCAAAGGATCGGCGACTAAACTATTTGTTGAATTGACAGTTGTAGTTGTTCCATTAACCGTGAGATTGCCACCAAGAATTACGTTACCTGAAGCGTATAATCCAGCAAAAGTTACCGAGTCTGTTGTTCCAACAGCCTGACCAATTGTTATTGCTCCAGTTCCGCTATTGTATGTTACACCACTAGAACCACTAAAATGTGCACGTACTTCGGAGGCAGAAGGTCCGGTATACGTGAGTTTTCCTAGTGCTGAATCGTATGCAAAAGAGCCGTCTCCTCCAGCATCAACTACGTTGATGTGAGCTCTTACTTCAGAAGCTGAAGGACCAGTATATGTAAATTTTCCAGAAGCAGAATCAAAAGCAAAAGAACCATCACCGCCGGCATCTGTTACTTGAAGATGACTTCGAGTTCTAGCTGCTGTAGTAAAAAGATTTGTTGAACCTTCGGCCAGATCATCAGTACCTAATGTCCCAAGAGTGGCTGCTGTAATACCAGCGGTTGCTCCTGCACTATCTTGTATGGATAACTTATTACCATCAGCTCGTAATTTTACACCACCAAGGTGAATCGTGCCAGACGATAAAAATATATCTCTAAATTTAAGAGATGAAGTACCAATGTCATAAGCCGAGTCTACACCCGGTGTTATATGTCCATTGACTTCTAGTGCTCCTTGAACGTCAAGTCTGTCAGATGACGGGATTTCTCTAATTGATGCTCCCGATATGACTAGTGGAATACGATCTGCCATTTTTTTTTCCTTCTAGTTTCTTATTCTATTTATACGTTAAAGCGAGATAATTACTTCTGCGCTATCTTTATCTAATACTGTTACTGAATTACCAAAACCAATAGCCGCTCCAGTTACGATAGTTGCTGCTTGTGTAATTGCTAGATCCACTTGAGTTACTCCAGCGCTATCACCGAAGCTAAGGTTAAATCCTGTTGCTCCTTGTCTTGCTCCAACATATGCCGAATCTACAAGAGTTGTTATATGTTCACGCGTTAAAACTGTTCCTGTTGAATCGGGTAATGTTAAAGTATGATCGCTAGTGTAATTACTCGGTGTTAATATTTGAGAAAATGAATCACCAGCAAATGATATTTTTTCGCTATTAGCTAGTACAATACCAGTTGGAGTTAATTTCATTTTAGTTCTGATACCGCCAGCTTGTCTTACTTGAAAATGTAATTCAGCGTCTTCTGTACCATCTGATGCATCGTTAATAAACGCTGCTATTTGACTCATTAATGTAGCTTCTTGAGCGTCGTTTCTTCCGCGGAATTCAATTGCAGCAATACTGTCTGAATCTGCAGCACTTGAACTATTTCTATCAAGTATAATTGTTGGTCCAGCTGCAGAACCAGCGTCGTTTAAAGTAAGTGTAAATGTATCATTTACAAGACTTTTTGCACGAAGATTGACATAACTTGAGTCGATTAAACTAATTGTTCTTTCAGAATCAAGTGTATTTTGTTCAATATAGGCTGAATCTACAAATAACGCATCATTTCTAATTAAGTTGATAGTTCTTTCTGAATCAAGTGAAAGTGCTTCGATTCTAGCTAATACATAAGCTGAATCAGTAAACATTTCAGTGTTAACATGTGCACCACCAATTTTGAGAACTGTATAATCTGCAGAATCTCCACTTATTCCGTTGATTCGTGCGATTTTAGTATCGAGTCTTGAGAAGTGCGCAGAATCTGCACTAAATTGTCCAATAAAACCAGAATCATAATGAATATTGCTACCAGTTATGTTAAATATATTAGCAGAATCTACATCTATATTTTTGAATCCACCGATATGTGTTGCAAATGAACCGCCATCAGCAGTTGATATTGTGATACTTTCGGTGTTTGAATCGTAAGATAATCCAGTAACTCCTGCAACTAATACTTCACCAATACTATCGATAAATCCAGAAGTATTAACTGTAATTTGCGGAATTAATGTTGCTGATCCATAAGTACCTGAATCAACTGTTGCTAACCTTGCAAGAGTAGTCGAAGTTAATGATGTAGTTGTAATTCCAGTAGCAGTTAAATTTGTTAGTGTTGAAGAGTCAGCATTTAAACTAGCTACATTAAGATCTGCTTTTGCAAATCCTGTTGCACTACGATTTATCGTAGCTGATGAGTCTAGTGAAGAATCAATAACATCTCTAAACAAATAATATTGTTCATTTGATGCATCTCTTATAAGACCAGTGTGTCTTTGTTGACCACCTCTAAAATATTTTCCTACAAATCCAAGATCAACAATATCGGTATCGACATTCGAATCAGCTAGATGAATTATTGGATCTGTGACTTTTAGAATTTGTGTATTAAGTGTTGTTTGTGTACCAGAAACTGTTAGGTCTCCAGTTACAGTTACATTACCTATTTTAGCTGAGTCAGCTAATAAATCTGCGAATTGTGTTGAACCAAAATTTAGTGATGTACCTGAAAGACTAGTAATTACTCCAGAATCTACATCTAAAGAAACTGATCGTAATGTAGTAGCATCGATGGTTGAAATATGTGCAGAATCTGCTGAAAATTGACCAATAAATCCAGAATCATAATGAATATTACTTCCAGCTACATTAAATAAATTTGCAGAATCAGCTTGTAGATTATTAAATCCACCAATCGCTGTTGCAAATGTTTGACCATCTGCAGTACTAATTGTAAGTTTTTCGGTTGCAGAATCATAAGTAAGTCCTGTCACACCAGCAACTAATACTGATCCAGCAGAATCAACTTGACCTTGAGCATTAACTGTAAGAATAGGAACTCGAGTTGATGAACCATATGTTCCAGAATCAACTCCAGTGTTTGCGATACTTAATTGATGAGTATTTGAATCGTATGTAAGACCGTTTGTTGCGCTTAAATGTAAACTTAAATCTGATTCAAAATTAGCTTGTGTATATACGTTTTCAACATCAATACTAAATTCACCTGTGCCTGAGTTGTAAGTAAGGTCACCACTAGCAGAAAATAATCCACGTACCTCGCTTGAATCGACAGATAGAACTCCAGTACTTGAAGTAAATACGACACCATGACCGCCAGTAATATGTGCTCTTACTTCACTAGCATTTGGCCCAGTGTACGTTAATTTTCCTAAAGCAGAATCGTATGTAAACGATCCGTCTCCACCCGCATCTATTACATTAATATGTGCTCTTGTTTCGGCAGCACTTGGTCCAGTGTAAGTATATACACCTGTTGATGCATTGTAAGAAAATGAACCATCACCCCCAGCATCTGATGCTGAAATATGAGCTCTAACTTCTGAAGCACTTGGCCCAGTATAAGTTAATTTACCTAAAGCAGAATCATAAGCAAGTGAACCATCTCCACCAGCATCTACTAAATTAATGTAACTACGAACTTTGCTTCTAGATGTTGTATCGCCTAAAGCAGAATCAAATCGACTTCTTGTATAATATAAATTATCGCTTTCTTTCAAATCATTTGTTGAATTAGCGCTAAGATTAATTTTTGTAGTAGAATTATCAGAATCTCTTACAACAAACTGTCCTGATGAATCACTAATTGAAAGTGCACCAAGTTGAATAGTTTGTCCAGAAAGAAATAATTTACGGAATTTTTTAGTTGCAGAACCTAGATCAATTGAGCTGTCATTTAATGGAATGATAGAAGTTGATAAAGCGCCAAGTAAGTTTAACGAACGCTCTGAATCAAGAGAGTTTGCTTCAACATACGAAGAATCGACAAAATTACGTGTGAGACTTTGACCTGTTATAAATTTGACATAATCAGAATCAATAATCTGCTTTAACTCTGACGAGTCAAGAGACATTACAATATTATTAGAATTACTGTCAAAAGTAGATTTATCTAAACCGTGTCCTGCAACTAGAGATCCTGGTGCAAACAAATTAGTACTTGGTGACATCACGAGGATGTCGCCGTTTTGTCGACCTGAGCCTTCTACAACACCAGAGGCAGCTTGGTTAATACTTTTAATAGGGCGTCCAACGATTATACGTTTAACGTAAGTCCTTTTTTCTGCCATGTCAGTTCCTTATTTAGTAACTGATGGCGTAACCTGTATTCGGCCTTCAAGGACTCTTTCTACGATAGTTTGACTATCACTATCGATAAAAGAGATTTCTACATCATATACGTACTTACCAGGTTTAAGCGCATCTGTTTGAGAATTAGTTAGTGAGAGGGTGCAAATACCTGCAGTCGACGGAGTTGCAACTATAGTTGTGAACGATTGGATATCAGCCGAGTCAGTTGATTTGTAATTCTTTTTCATCTTGGCTGTTACTGTATGATTAATTAAAGACTTAGCTGCTCCAGTGTGATCTACTAAATCTAATTGAATAGCTACATCACTGCCTTGATCTATAGTAATCTCTTCGTATTGTGCCATGAACTACTCCAGTTGAGTTCCTTGTCGGTGGTTCCACCCTGCTAACCTTTATTTATACGTTTTTACTTTTTGGGATCTTAGAATCTGCTGAAGAAACACAACTTTTTGTGATACATGGCATTGGTTTATCAAATAATTTAAATCCGGTAGTAATATTTCCTAAAGGTTCATCATCACAGGAATAACTTCGTTTAACACTGCCATCAGGCTCACGAATAATAATACTACGATAGCCTGACTCGCAATTCCAACCACTAAAATTATTAAAGTTAAACGCATTGAACCTTTCAGCTTGATCCATGTAATACTTGGCTCCTTTACTATCCTCTAATTCAACTTGCATATGTTGTGGAACACCAGTCGTTTCATAGCGGAGATCAAGTTCCACTTTTGGTTTCGGCCGCGATATTTGTTTTTTGATATCGGTAAATCCTCGTTGAGGCATTCCATTATGTAGTCGTTGAAGCATATCGTCAGTATAACCATCAACAATAAAGCTGGCAGTAGGATCAGACTGAGGCTTAAGAGTGACATTAATTCCCCTTTCATGAAAATATAATGCGTCATCCCAGCATTGTTCAAAATTATCAGGTAGCATTACTTGGTTGATTGTGACTTGAATGTCTTGGCTTTGACAATATTCTAATTTATCTGCAAAGTCTGCAACTTTAGCATCAGTATCAACGTGTTCTCTATGGCATGATGCGGTAATACTTGATCTATTAAACTTAGCACAGATTTTAGCATATTCTTCAAACCATTTCATTTTACGTGAAATATTTGAAGTCATATGTACAGAATGATAATTAGTATTAGGAACATCGTTTGCAAGATATTCCATAATTTCTAAATATTGCGGATGAAATGTAGGTTCACCACCGCTAAAACTAAAATGAAAAGAATTATATCCATTGTCACGAGATTGGCGTTTGATTTCGTCAATTGTCATAAGAATTAAATCAATAGGCCTGTGATCTTTGACTCGACTTGATGCATATGGCCAACAGTATGAACATGAATAATTACAAAATCTGCCGAGTAACCAACTCACCGTAAATAAATCACGATGAAGCATAGTCCTTTGACCAACTTTAACTATATTATCAAATGGTATTTTTGTAAAGTCGTATTGACTCCATTTCAAATCAGTCATATACATAATCCTCAACGTAAAATTTTTTCATATATTTTTTTATAAACATTTGAGCTATTTCTTCGTGTCCGTTTTGATCTGGATGTCCATCATCAGGTATACCGGAAACTTCGAATCCTCTTTCAATATTTTTTAATTTAAAATTAAGATTTTTAAAATACCAATCATTTTGTATTTTAGCTTGTATTCTACTAATATTATCTAAATATGACGAATTATGTTTATCAAAAAAATGTGGATATGGTGCTGTCCAACATCCTGCTAAATTATCGTAATATTCTAAATTATGATGTCTAGCTATATATCTAGTTCTCCATATATTTCTCAAAGAAGCTCGTATATAACGATAACACGCATCTTTTGCATCAAAATCATAGCTACTTCCACCACTACATTTTTCATTACTAAACTTAAAATTTTCATGAAAATCTAAATCTTTTAAATTAGTAAACTTACTCACGCAGTCACCTATGTTTGATCTTCGTGGATTAGTCCAAAGTACCATGATTATTGGATCATGATTTTTATATTTTAAAACTGCGTCAAAAACACAATTTTCTATATATGAATTACTTGCACCACCTTTACCTAAACTAAGAAGATCCATATTAAGTTTATCTGAAACTAAAATAGGCCAAGCTCTAATATTATTTGTTTTATATTGAGATAAATTGATATCTGCAAAACTACATCCAAAAGTTATTAAAATTTTAGATTTAGTCATATACATAATCCGCTTCTGCAGTAGCTCGTTCTTGATATTTTTCAATGTATCTGTTTACAAAACTATGAGCGATAAGCTGCATACCTTGCGCGTTTGGATGATGTTCATCTTGAGACAACCAATATTTTGGATATAACTCATAACAAGAACTACCCCATTCAAACATATCGCCGCCTACAACATTATCCCATTTTCTTATTTTATGAAGATATTGATTTAAAGGATTATCTCGTTCTCTTACAGCAACATGAACTTCTTGTCTGTTTTTAAAGTTAATTGATGGATCTAATATCCATTCAATTCCATTTAAGATGTTTAATGCTCTATGGTGAATAACTTCAATACCGCGACTTAAACAAAATTCATTTAAAAGGTAGATATATCGTATCGACCAACGAGCAATATATCTACTAAAATCATCTTTTTTTAGACCAACTTCAATAGTACCTCTAGGATCATGGCATGTTACATGCATTTCAAGTAATTTACGAAGCGCGACTTGGCACTCAATTTTTGCTGTTCCAAAAGGTGGTTCTAAATCTGGCATATGAACATTAAATGTAAGTTGACTAATTGGCAAATCAAAAGGTTGAGATCTCATAGCTTGAGACCAAGCTGGCATAACTACAATATCTCTATGTGAATTTTCTTCGATAGCATCAACAAGAGTGTTATGAATATAATCGTTTCCTGCTCCTCCCATTGCAACGTTGAGTAAATCCCAATCAAAAAATTCAGCTACGTAATTTGGCCAAATTTTATCCATACCTGCAGTTTTATAATAATGTTCATGTGGAGATGTCCAACTATCACCACCAGCAATTAACAATTTTTTAGCCATGTCTTAAATACTCTTCTAGATCTTCAGGAGTTCCGATACCCCACATTTTATTTACACTTTTAACTCGAATCTTTTTACCATCAGCAATTGCCTCATTATAAACTGGACAAACATAAAATTCACCGTTTACTTTAATATTTTTTTGAATCATTTGCTCTGCATATTTTACGAAGTCAGATCCTTTTTTCCAATAATATATTCCAACTGTTGCGTTATTACCGGGCAATGGTTTCTTTTCGGCTACTTGAATTACTAAACCTTTATCACCTAATTCAGCATATGACCATTTGGGATGTGTATTCTTAAATGTTAAAATACCACCATCGATATCTGCGTGTTTAAATGCATACATACATTCGTTTGAATTCCATTCTATTATTTGATCAGAGTTTGCAATAAGAATAGGAGCATCATTATTAATATGTTTTTTTGCAAGTAATATTGTAGAAGCTGCGCCTTGTAACGGTTCATCTTGCTCTATTATTGTTACCTTGGAATTTGTTATTAGTCTAAGAGTTTCTTTTAAATTATATAATTCAGTATGTTCTTTTTTTACAATAAAAATGTAATTAGCTTTTATATTAATGTTTTTAACAACGGCTTCGATCATTGGAATACCGTTAATATCAATTAATGGTTTAGGAAAAGAATAACCCTTTTCTTTAAATCGTTTACCATCACCTGCCATTGGAATTACAATATTTAATTCTGAACTAATCCATGGAATATTTACTTCTTTAACATTCATTTCATCAAACATATTAATAATTTCATTTTGTACACGAATATTTCTTATACATTGAGTGTCTTCAATTTCGTAAAGTAATCCACCTGATCGTAAAGCACCTTGTCTACCAATATGACTATCTTCGAGAATAATAGTTTTTTCTGCTAGAGTACCAACACCAGACATCGCATTCCAATATATTTCTGGATGAGGTTTATGATTATTAACATCTTCATTAGATACTCTAATATCGAATAATTTTGATACTCCTAGAGAATAAAGAGATTGCGTTACTGTTTCAGAAATACTATTACTGCAGCAAGCCAATTTAATATCTTTTTTTCTCAATACTTTTAAAAAATTAATAAGTTTGTTATCACGTTTAATACTACAAGCTATAAGATCTTTTGTACATTCTTGTTTCATTTTCCAAACTAAATCATACAAACTAGTTTTTAAACCGTATTCTTTTGTTAGCAATTTTAATTTTTCAGTAGTAGAAAGTCCATCATATCGTGATAAATGTACATCTCTATCGATAACTATATTTGCTACTTCTTTTAGCGCAATATTTAATGCTGTATAATGTAGTTCTCTCGAATCTATTAGCACACCATCAAGATCTATAATTAATAATTTAGAATACTTTGACACTATATTTTCTTTCAAATTCTTTACCATGTGACCAATCATTACATATTGGTTGGCCTTTAATATTTAAACTTGTATTTAATAACATTGGACATTTTGTTAATTCATACCATTCTTCAAGAATAGGTCGAATAGCTGAATTACAATGTTTTTTTACTATTTGCACTCTCGCAGTTCCATCAACATGAGTAACTGATTTATAGTCATGTTTAGCTTTTGCTGTAAATTGCATATACTCATTCATTGGTCCTTCAAAATATTCATCAGCATATTCTTCTAATATCGCAGGTGCAAATGGTCTGAATTTTTGTCTTTGTTTAATTTCGTTAACAGAGTCTTGTATATCAAGACGGGGATCAGCAAAAAGACTACGATTACCAAGGGCCCGAGGACCAAACTCAGTACGACCATCGACCACGCCAGCGACACCACGCTCAAGAAGATATCGAGAAACTTCGTTAGGATTAATAGCAATCGGTTTTTTAGCGTACTTTCCAAGATAAGGGTCTTTCCATTCTAGTTGTTTACCATATAATTTAGCTGCAGCGCCAAGAGAAGAACCAGCATCACCAGGATTTGGCATAATCCAAATATTTTTATTATTTATCTTAGAATTAGCTACACAATTTAATGCGCAGCCACCTGATAAAATTAAATTTTTATGATGACAATGTTTTGCAATTAGTTTTAATAATTGCTTTTCATAAAATAGCTGTACTGATGCAGCAATATTTTCTGGTTTTTCATTTGGTAAATTTATTCCTTTATGACAATTAAATTCTAAAAGATATTCAAAATCAATTGTAGGTTCACCATATGCAGCTAATCCCATCACAATATATTCTTCTTCCATTGGTTTATAACCTAAACCATGGGTTACAGCTGAATATATAAGTCCTATACTTTGAGGATATTGCATTTCCCAAGTTTGAGTAAATATTCCATTTCTTACCTCAAAAACAGCAGCTGATTCAGATTCACCAATAGCATCAACACACAGAATATCACAATCTTTAAATGGAGCAGTTGCCCATCCAGCCCAAGCGTGAGTTTCGTAATGATTATACGAAATATCTACTTTTATATTTTCATTTATAGGAAGTTGACCAGCTATAGCTCTTCTTTCATTGACTCTAGCTTTATTTTCATGACCTACGATAACATCACAATCGCTTGGTATACAGTCAGGCTTAATCCATTTATAATTTTTTTCTCTAACAAATCTTTCAGAGTGATGTGCACTTTTAATTATTCCATCTTCAATAATTGTCCATGCAGCGTCATGACTACCTTCTGAAATACCTAATATTTTAATCATAAATAAATTCTACATATTCTTTATTTTCAGGAACTGCATCATGAATCTGGCCTCGGTATTTAGTCAAAAAATAATTAGCTATCCAATTGTGAGCTTTTTGATTAGGATGTCCGTCTTCAGGAATGCTGTATTCGTCCTTCAATACCCACATCATGTTATCTTCAAATTTTTGAGGACCAAAATATTCTGAGTTAAAATACCTATTTTTTGCAAAGTGTGTATTTTCACATCCTACTTTTATGTTTAAATGCTCCCAATTACCAGCTGGAATTGCTAGCGCATGCCCTTGATAAATTGGAATCTTTCTTTGTTTTAAGAATTCGTTTAATCTCCACATACACCTTAATTGATATTCTACAATCCATTCTTCTTTAAATTCTCGTCTAGGTCCATATCCGTTTTTAGGTATACATCTATATCCTTCAGTCCAGAGAGCCATTGTAATTATATCACGTCCTAAATTATCAAGAACACCGTCCATAATTGAATTAGCAATCCAATCATTTGAACAACCTTCTCCAGCAAAATTTATAAGATCGACTTCTAGTTCCTTTGCCACAATACTTGGCCAAACATTAACATTATTATTAACATATGCTCGATAAAAAGGATCAGTATAGCTGCAGCCACTGACTATTAAAAGCTTCTTCATTGCCATTGCGCCACAAATGGATCAAAACCAACATTACATTTTGTTCCACAAGTCTTCATTCTACCTTGACCAACACCATGAATATCCCAACTACTTTTAACTGTTGCAAAGAAATCACCTTTAATAATTTCTGTGAGAGGAGTATGATGTACATTTATTTTTTCAAATCCACCAGTTGACATAATAACTTTATATTCTTGAGAACTTTCAATTGGTCGCCACCACTTATAAACTTGTCCTGCTAACCAACAGCATGGAAAAACTAATCCTTCTGCAGAAACATATATTTCTTGTTTTTGTAAACATTTTGGTTTAATATCGGCGATATCAATAAACTCATCCATTGAACCATATTTTTCAACAATTTTATCGTAATCATTATCAATTGCTTTGTTGCGATATTTAGGGTTTTTCGGTGGAGACAATCGAATAGCATCTTTACCTCTAAAAACTGCTTGATGATCGTCTTTTTTCTTTAAGTCTGCAGTATTAATATATCTACCAGATTTCTTTACAATAAAATCTTTTACGCCTATAAGTTCTGCAAACATTCGAGCTTGTTCTATTTGGTGTTCATTATAATTAAATACTAAAAATGTCCATTTAGCATAACCTCCAGCATCACAGAACGCTGCCATATTATCTTCAACATTAGACCACTTTACACCTTGACGATAAAAATGATTTGTATCTTGTAAACCATCAACTGAAAAGTTTACAAATGAAACTACTTTTGCTAATTCTTCCCACCATTCTGGTTTACGTGCACCTCCATTAGTAGTAACAAACATATTAATTTCAGGATTACACTCACGAACATACTTTGCGTGTTCTAACATATCTGGAGCAAAGATAGGATCTCCGTGGTTTCCACAGAAAAAGAAAGTTTTAAGATTTGCAAGAAACTCTCGAGAAAAGGCTTTCTTAAAACCTTCAATTGTCATCGATTCATCTTTTAAATACTGATTAACTTCTCCACCATTCTTATTTCTATCACACATAGGGCAAGAAGCTTGACACATTTGCGTTGGTTCGAAATGAACCATTTTCACATTATTATACATTACATATATTCTTTACAGTTTTTACAAATTTCTAAAGGTTCATCAAATAGCTCAGTAAAAAAATCACCTTTAATTATATCATCATATTCGTATTTATGCAAGTTATTATCTAAGTTAAATAAGTTAAGTTCTGCATATGTCGTATGTTCAGTTGCAATTGCTGGCATGTAACAACATTGCCACAAATTACCCCAAGCATCTAATTGAACTTTAGCCCATTTTCTCCAATAACATTTTGAATCTACAGTTACTTCTACACCTTTTTCTCTTAGAGGATAATTTCTATTATCGTGTTTTAAATCAATTGTATTATATTCGTATTTTCGAAAAGATTCAATATCTCCACGCGTAGCTATATGTTCTTCCCATTTCTTATATTTCTTATGATATATGTTTTCCATATATGATTTTTGCAATTCAAATTCTACACAACCCATTTCTTTAGATAGTTTATGTGCTTTTTTTATTTCATGTTCATTATGTTTAAAAACTATATATGTCCAAGATGCTTGTCCACCATTATCTATAAAAGATTTCATGTTTTTAAGAATAGAATCGATATTGCAACCTCTTCTATATAGTTCGTTTGTTTCTACTCCATCAACTGCAAATCTAACTCTACCATGTCTAAATTCTGATAATAATATTGCAAGATCTTTCCACCAAGAAACAGATCTCGCAGATCCATTTGTTGATATTATAACAGTACAACGTCTTGGAATTAAATNAATTAATCCAAAAACATCAGGGTGACTAGTAAAATCACCGTAAGCTCCATTGAAAGTTACTGTTTTTATTTTTTCGAAATTTATTTTTTGAAATATTTTAACTGGTAGATGAGTAAGCTCTACAACTGTTTCACCACCATCTTTATTTCGTACACAACCACCACAATGACTATTACAATATGTTGTTATGTCTACGTGTAATTGTCTAGGTTGCAACATATTGTAATTTTACAGTGTCTTGTTTTGTATTACATTTAGCTGAACAAATATATGGATTATCTGCAGTATTCCATCTTTCAAATATACTATCAAACCATTCTATAGCTTTAGTTATTCCAACTTCTTTTGCATTATTTTCTCTCACCATTGAATTCATATCTAATATTTCTGCTAAATCAAGTTTTTGAGAACTACACGTCGATGCATGCGCCCAACAACATGGAAATACGTGTCCTGTTGCAGAAACGTAAATCTCTTTATGTTTTACACATTTTGGAGCTATGTTAAATTTATGTCTATTTTTTACTATATTTTTAATTAGTGGATTATTCATCACTTCACTTTGATATTGCGATTTGCTTGGAGGTTTAATAACTTCTGCCGTTTTACCTCTCCAATAAGATTGCCACATTGGTTTTTCTTTATCATAACGATTTGTTGATTTCGGTATAAATTCTTTAAATCCAAGTTCTTTTGATAATTTTTCTGCTAGTTCAACTTGGTGTTCGTTATGTTCAAAGATTAAATAATCCCATCTTGCTTTTCCACCTGCTTTAATAAACTCTTTTACGTTATTCATTACATTTTTCCATGAAACTCCTTTTCTGTAAATATGATTAGTGTCTTCAAGACCATCAATTGAAAAAGTAACATGATTAACAATTTTAGCTAACTCAATCCAAAACTCAGGCTTTCTAGCTCCGCCGTTTGTATTCATTGATAAGTATATTTTCGAATTATGTTTACGAAAATATTTAAATATTTCAATACAATCAGGCGCTAACATAGGGTCGCCAAGATTGCCGCACATATACATTTCATTTAAATTTTGAATAAAACTAGGAGAAAATATATTTTTAACATCATCAATTGATAATGAATGATTAGTTATATATGGATTAAGTTTGCCATCTGATAGTGTGACACGATCGCACATAGGACACATAGCTTGGCAAAGCTGAGTTGATTCTAAGTGTATTTTTTTAATGCTGTACATAATCCATCATACTTTCTATCGTTTGGCATACTAGACAAATGAAACATCACACATGTTTCTAGCTCAGGATTACGCATAATAGTATTATGAAATTCTGTTGGTAATGTGCAGTTTTCATATTCTGGAAATGCTTTTAAAAACTTTTTCATAAGGTCCCAATAACCTTCCTCATACACAAAAGGACTTTTATAAAAAAGATTATTACCTTCATACACAAATTCATAAGGGCTAGTACCCCACTTAAAAAAATCATTTGCTGTTTTTTTATCAAACATAATCACACCAAGATTATTTAAGCATTTAGTTACAAATCCAGTTTTTTCAATTGGAAATGGTACTTTAGGATTCACAACATATACATCTGTATCAGTTTTAATAATACGATCATATTTAGATGCTAACTCTGGAAGATAGTAAAACCACCCATAAACATATTTCCAACCAGTTCCACCAAAAACATTTTGACCTAATGAGGTAGCACCTCCATTTTCAATGTGCACTTTTCCGTACGGATTGTAATCTTTCCAATGTTCTTCATGAAAAGGCGCAGTTTCAGTTATATATTTAAAATCATAGCCATGTTCTTCAGCGTATATTTCCATAGATTCTTTACAAGCATCAAGTGTATATTGAATTTGCGATTCTGATCGATATTCGCCATAAATATTATTATTAGTTATTTCGTATTCAAACTGAACGATAACCGTTTTCAAATGCCCAATCCCTTTCCATACACCACCAACATTCTCCACATGTTTTAGAAAAATTCTGTGTCATGTAATCCCAACCTTCACAAGATCGCGTTAACGGTAATAAGTCATCTATCAACTCATATTTATAATATAATTTAGCAACATGTCCTTTATGATGTTGGATGAAAGGGTTACAGTGAATTAGTTTTCGTTTTGAATCATCTTGTACTGGTTCTCTGTCTGAGATAAATTCCCAATCACGATGTTTCTCTCGCACTTCCCATACTTTTTCGCCAAATACTTTAGAACTTCCCCAGTACTTTTCACCTATTTCTTCAGGTGGATTTGCTGTTACTCCATTAAATACTGCACACGTTTCACCAACTTCAGATACTACACCATCAATAAGAGATTCTTGATCGTCGACATAATTATTAGCATTTTTATTATTTGGCTTTCCACCTGGATCCATACACTTACGAACTTCGTGTGTCATAAATTCTACGTCTGGAAATTTACCATACATAAAATCTAATACTTGTTGTGCATGATAACTTTGCCAATTTCGTACACCATGAATCACGGTGATTGGCCAAATTTTCAAAGGTTTATTAGCTTTGCAATATTCATCACAAATCATATAAAGAAGTATTGCGCTATCAGCTCCGCCTGATAATCTAATAATTACATTTTCTGTTAGTACTGGTATATTAATCAATTTTTTAAATCCTTATTTTTTATAGTCTATAATCTTCTAAATCACCTTCACGATTAATATCTAAAGTATTAGAATGCCAACCACGATTCCAAAAATATCTATTTCGAAATGGAATGTATAATACTTCAATATTTCTTTTTTCAAGTTCTTTTATAATATAAGAAGATTTAGCGCTAACAACACATGTATTTTCATCTAACATAAGAACTTTAACATCAAAAAGATTTTCTTTATTTTTTAACCATTTGTCAATAAATTTTTCATATTTTGGATTATATTTTTTTTCTGGATACCACAAAAGACCATTATTAGATCTTTTTAATTCTAATTTATCGAGATATTTATTTTTCCAATCATTGTCGTCAAACCATATTATATCCCAATTTTTTGGAAATATTTTCTCATTATTTTTAAACCAACTTGATGCTAAAACCAATCCTGGCCTAATTACAGAAAATGCATTTTCATTGTGTTCATTAACAAATACTTTTTTAAAATTATATTCTGGAAAATGCGGTTTTAAAAATTCATCTATAATATTCGGTGTTTGCCAAACATCAACTAAAATTGTCTTACCTACACGTGTTAAATTAGGAGCGCAAAAACCATAAAGACCAACTTTATCTATTTTTTTACGTTCTGCATCAACGTCTAAATCAGAATCGATAAGTTTCATTCTATTAATTTTAAACTTTATATTAACATCTGATCTTTTAAAACAAATATTTTTATCATTTATTACTGTATCAACTAAAGCATCTCCAAAAATTTGTTTGTATTTACGAGTTAGTATATGTGAATTATAATCATTGTTATCAGTAACTAATATTTTTTTACCAATTACCATGTAATGTTCGCGCAAACATAATGGAGGATCAGGCAAACCATTACGATATCCCCAACTATATTTTTCTTCTTTACCAATACATCCATCTTTGTCAGTAAATTTTATAATACTATCTGGAAATTCTAAATCTTTAAAAGACATTTGATGTATAGTGATATTTCGATCTTTTAATATTCTTATAAAATTTTCAATATCTTCTCTAGCAGTTTCTACTATTTCTTTTAAACCTTCTCTGATCGTAGCATTGGCTATATCATCAAAAAAAGAGTTTTCAAATACTGATCCAACAAGTAAAGAATTTAAAGGTTGAAATTCTGTGTAACTATTAATAGACATAATCAAAAATCTTTGGAGCTAATTCGCTAGCATCTCTATTATAAAGTTGATCTTGAAGCATTACAATATCTTTAAATGTTTCGTGTGGTATTGTGCGCTTTCCTTTTAGTCTTAATTTAAATTCTTTAGTAAATTCTGTATCTTCGGTTTCTTCATATAATCTTTTTTTAGTAAGTTCCGCTAGATTTACTACATCTAATCCTTCTGGCCAATGAACAAATGTTGGTCTATATTTTACTTCAACTTTGTATTTGCTTTCTAATATTTCTTTTAACGTACTTAATTCAAAATCAATTTTATTCATATAGAAAGCATGATATGCTGTCGTAGTACAAACGAATAATAGTTTTTCTATTTTATCTGTTCTTGAAAGTAAATCATGAATGTTAGCTAATACTTTATTATAATCTCCGCCTTGTCTAAAATAATTAAACACATTAGTAGTTCCATCCATACTTACAGTAATATCTGCTCTTTTAAAATGTTTCCAGAACTCTGCAATGTCATAATTCTTAAATCGAGTTAATGACATATTAGTATTGTATATTAGCGTAATTTTAGATGTATCGATACTAGGATCGTCGATCATGCGTTGAAGAAATCTATACATTTCTACATGAAAGAATGGTTCACCACCAGAAAACTCAAGACGTTCTACAGTAGGTAATACATTTTCAAAAAGATAGTCAATCACTTCAGGTGTCGGAATATCAATACGGTGTTCATGTCTTTCAATGACATGATCAAAATGATGATCTTCCCATAACCGTTTAGCTATTTCTGGGTTTTGTTTTCCTACTTTAATAAAGTTAGAATTAGAAGCAACCGTACAATGCCTGCATGAATAATTGCATGCTCGGTTAAGTTTAAGTTGAAGGTCTTTAACAACGATTTTTGTTTCATTGTAATCTGGCTCAGATACTAGTAAATCTTCTGATCTTTGTCTGTACGACTTTAGGCCGCTTTCTTCTTGAATTTTGCAATCTACACATTCATCAGGCCATTCATCGTTTTTAAGTTGTTCACGTATACGTATCCATTCTGCCGAATTAACATCGGGTTTTGCTGGAACATTTCCAAATTTGTGTCCATCATATAACTTAAACCTATAACATGGTGCATAACCACCAGGTTTAAAGTCTAAGTGTGTCCACGCTAACTTACATTTCATATCACTTCTTTATACATATTACAATAAAAACAATTAGGATCACCATCACACGTGTGATTATAAACTCTTTTTTTATTGTGTATTCGTAAAATTTTACCTAATTCTGGATTAGCTTCTTCTATATTAGTACCATAAAACTCGTCAAGAGCATATATAGTTCTCATAACTCTTCGCCATTTTTCATCATCGTATACTCGTTTTTGTTTGAAAATTTCTTTTAGCTTTTCGTTTGAGTTAGTTTTTAATATCCATTCTTCGAACCAATCTGGCGCACATAAGAAATTAAGATAATATTCATCGTATGACCATGATATAGAATCACAATGTGGTTCATAAAGTTTAAGAGATTCATCAAGATGATTAACATTAAGAACAGTAAAAGTTTGATGAATAACCATACGTTTATTATTCAGCATTTCACTGTACTCAAGCCAATTGTCTAATCCATTTTCCCATTTAGAACCTACTCTTTGATATTCATTAATTTTCTTAGGTCCATCAAAACTACCAGACAATCTAATATATCTAAAATCATTAAGAATGTCTGCCATTTCTTGTGTCATTTTCTTAGAACAATTTGTTACAATTTCCAAATCAACCTTTGATATATCTGTTCTCATATCGAGAAAGTATAAAAAATCCATAAAGTTTGGAGACATAAATGGTTCACCACCAAGTAACTTTACACTTCGCAATTCGTCCCAATCAATATCCATATCTTTAAGAGTTTCGTATCTTGACTTCTGAACTTTAGCTACATAAAATTCAATATCTGGTTTTTCTTTTACTGCCCACATATCTCTTTTAATAAGCTTCGAAGAATATTGACTTGAACACATACGACATTGAAAATTACAAGTATTATCTAGGCTTAATTCAATGTGAGTTAATTTTCGAAAGTTTTCTGTAAGATGTTGTTTTTTAAATTTTAAACCGTGAAATATGTTTGCTCTAGTTCTCATACTAGGTACACCTGAATCTTCTTCTTCCCAGCATTTGGTACAACGTGGATCTTTTTTACCGTTAAGCATGTCAATACGCAATTGCTTAAATGATTCTTTGTATTCTTCTGGAGAAACAGAATGTTTATTATTGAAACGACAGCACGGGCGAATATTGCTTTCCATATTTACTGCCATAGCTTCCCATGGCATCATACATATTGTATCTGATCCACACTTTAATTTTTTTTTCGTTACTTCTAAAGTGATGTCTTTATGTGACAAATCCAACTACAAACTCCTTCCATCCATTTTCGAATCTTCTAGCAGAATGCAATTGCTTACAATCAAAAATTAATGCATTATCTTTTCGCCAATCAAATACTAAATCAACTTCTGGTGAATCTTTTTCAATAGTTAATGCTATTTCATTATCATCTGTATAACGAACTTCTCCATTTCCGGTATACATCACTCTTCGATCTGACCACCACTTATACATAATTGTGCCAGGAACTGCTGGACCTACAGCAGTTTCAACTTGTGGCGACCAATCAAGCGGAAGTATAAATCCTAAATCACCGTCATTACCTTTAATTGAATCAGTGTGATAAAGAACTGGAACTTCACTGTGAAAAAATTCGAATTCCCATCTTCCTTTAAAGGCATCCATACATGAGTTTAAATATTTTTGACCATTTTCGTCAAAACGCTGTACGTAATTCTTTTGTTCTTTACCAAGAAATCGTTTTTCTTCTAAATGATCTAAACACATATCCAATATATCAAAATCAATTACTGGACAAATTATTCTATTTTTCCCTGAGTTCAACTTCATTTAATCCTCTATCAGTTCCACGTTCATCATACTTATTTTCAATTAACATACGAAGCGGTGTACGTATACCAACATAATTCATGCCCTTCCAAGCAATATGTATAGAGTCAGATGGATCTAAATTAAAATCTTCGCATACCTGTTCGTATTTATCTTCATAGTTACTCCACCAATAATCTACTCCAAAATATTTTATAGCTTCAACTCCAAGCCAACAATCTGAAACACATTGATAATTATAATCATTCATTATTTGAATAGGTCCAGGAGTAGATCCTCGTGTGTAGCGAATACCAATTCTTTGTGATCCCATACCAAATGCTTTTGAGAGAGAAATTGAAACAGATTTAATTGCAGGATGCGATACATCTAAACAAAAATTACGACATTGCGCAAACCATGCTCCATCAATATGAACTTCTGCTTCGATAGCTTTACAATAATCTAATATTTCTTCCATATTAGGAATTACGTTTGTTGTAATTGTAGATGGCGCAGAAATAACAACATGTTCACCAGGCATAATATCAGTTTTATTTATAAGTTTTCGTACAAATGTAGGAAGTCTATCGTGATACTTGTACTCTCCTTCAAATACAGATATATTATTCCTTTGTAACATATGCAGTTCATCAAGTTGATGAGTTACTCCTAATATTACGTGATGGATAGGAAATTCTTCAAGCCCTAAGTATTGTGCTCTTTTATGACTTTTAACCCAACTATCTATTTCTGGTAAAAAAACATTTTTGCAATAATCGTGTGGATCATGTGGATATGTTCTCATATTCATACCAGCTCTGAATTCAGTAAACGCACTTAAGTACATTGGTCTTTGTCTTTTAGTTCCTAAATCATTTTCTGTAATATCGATATATTTCATTTTAGTAATTCTGCAAACTCAGGTGCAACTTCTGCAAAGTTTTCGCCTCTTGCTTTATCAAGCTTTCGTGTGTAATCAGCGAACTGCGGTAATTTATCGGAATTGTCTTCATTGTACATGTAGTTAATTATTTGATCAAAGTTATCTTGGACTTTTCTCGACGGAGCTGACCAAGATAATCTTTCTGCTACCATATCTTTTGCCCATTTTGGTAAAACAGTAATTGACAAATAACTTGGCTCTGTTACACCTACAAAATTTATCCAACTATCTTCGCTAAATCCATTATATTTGTCTTCTTGTTCAGCAAACCAATGTGCTATACCAGTCATATTTAAAACGTTGTAAATTGTAATAGTTGATCTAACTCCAACCCAAGCATTTGGAATCTGCATTAAATCATCCATCACTTCTCTTACATCACACCATTTTGTAGGATATCGTTGATATTCTATAAAGTGACCTACACCGTCAAGTGATGTAGCAAACATAACTTTTTCATATTTTTTCCAAAGCTCTTTTAATCTTTTCTTTGGTTTTACTGTTAAATTTGTGCTATAGTTTAACCACATTCCGTCAGCATTACCTATTTCATCAATACGTTCTAAAATTTGTAAATACTCAGGAATTAAAAAAGGTTCACCACCAGTCATTTTTACCATGCGTAAATCCGGAATATGTTTATCTAATGTTGATATATCAAATGATTGAGGTTTATTACCATTAGTTGATAACCATGATTTAATGTCATCTTGTTTTTTACCAACACCTGGTATACCAAAAGCATATTCAGGCACTGCCGCCCAATCTTTAAACCAGTTTGTTGAATAAAATGGTCCGCACATTCTGCACCTAATATTACAACGATTTGAAAATGCCAATTCTAACCAACGAATTTTAGGATTATTTGGATCAAGGTCGTAAGTCATTGGATAATTAAATCCTGCAACATTCAAATGAATTTGCCTTAACGATCTTTTACGACCAGCATCTTCTTCCACCCAGCATTTACGGCAGCCAGGGTGTCTTTCTCCTTTTAGTTTATGTTCTTGAAGTTTTTTTATAAATTCATCATAATTATTATGATCGATCATATTGAAATTAAAACGACTACATGGTTTTCTTATCGAATCAGGACCGATGTAAGAATGGTTAAAAGGCATAGGGCAAAATGTAGGTGAATAATTAAGCACTTTTTGGCGTCGATATATCTACGTAATCAATACAAGTTTCAAAAGGACAAGTAATTGGTTCGATTGGTTGTTTAAAATCTGGGTCAATAATACTTCCAACTTGGCCACCAGCTCTACATGTTGCTCTATATACTTCTCCGTTCGGTCCTATATGTGTTTGATTTATTCCGGCAGTACATGACCACCCTTTAAATTTATTCCAGTTATTTATTGTTATTTGATCTGGATAAGTTGTCACGCACGTGTTATCATCAAATGTAAGTTCTAAGTTTTGTGAAATATTACTAGTGTTGTTTCGAAACCATTTGATTTGATTTTTCTCTTCTTCAGTATATGATTTATTCCATCCAGGCAGCGGTATGATATTTCTAAATTCAACCTCGCGCACTCCAGCATCTTCAAGCCTTCTATACATTTTTTTAAAATAGTCAAATTGACCCGGATATAATAAAAATCGTGCGCAAAATCTATTTCCTAATGAGTTAGCTAATTTATCAAGTTCTACAATCTTGTTAAAATATTCTTCTGTACGATGCTGTGTAAATTCATAATGAAATGAAATTATCATTTTATCAAGTAGCTCAAAACATTTTATAATTCTATTTAATCCCACTGATCCATTTGTAACTAAACTAATATTATATGGTGCAGATTCTCTTAGATATTTTAACACTTCATATATATGCGGTACAGTAAAAGGTTCTCCGCCTGTCAATGCCCAATCAATATTATAATAACCTAAACTTTCTACACCATCAATAATTTTAATCATAGTTTCAAGCGATGGATGTTTAGAAATTTTATCGTGTTTAAAATGAAAACCAACAGGATTGTTTCCTGTGTCATCACAATACGAGCAATCAAAATTACAACGACGAGTTAAATTCCATTCAACTAAATGCGCTTTCTCTATTTCTGTATTTTTGTTAACAAGTCTAATTGGTTTCAAAATATACCTCCATACTGTGGAACAACGTCAACAATGTTTTGATTTCGAAATAAATCTAATTTTCGAGTATGACCAATAAATTTATCTAAATGTTCTTCTGTATAACTTTCTGAATTCATAAAATCCATAACACCATCAAGCAATTGCGCAAATTTAGTTTTAACATGATCTGAATGGTTTGATTGATATACCCAATCAATATAATCTTGATAGTGATCACAAATTTCATCTTTCAACATTTGTGGTAGTACTTTAATATTATAATATTTTGGAGCATGGCACATGTGTTGTGTGATAATTGGTCGTGGTCCAGTTATAGGATTATATCGTTTCAAACCAGATTCTTCTAACTTCCATTTCATAAATTCAGGTAAATGAAAAACATTAAAAGGTGTAATAGTAAAAGCAAACCAACCTTTAAAATTAATATTAGGATTATTGTCAAGCTTCTGCATATTTTTGTAAACTGCATTCCACTTTGCAGGTGTTCTTTGATATTCAAAGACATCACCATATCCATCAATCGATACACCAATCCGTACTTGTTGAAACTGCTCCCACAATTTTAACATACGATCAGTAACATTAGTTAAATTGCTATTATATTCAATTTGAATTTCTTTTGATCTACCTGAAGCAACTAATCTTTCGAGAGATTCAAAATGTTCTTGAATAATTAATGGCTCTCCTCCTACAATATAAAGTTTCTTTGCTTTGCCTGTATGTTTTTCAAAATTATTCCAATAAAAGTTTGAGTTTTTAAACCAATCATATTGTTCTGTACTCCATCGGCCTTTAGCATTCTTCGTTAATTTAATTATGTCATGAGTATCTTTATACGTTGTTTTATCATATAGCTTTACGTGATCTTCGTACCATGAGTGGCTATCTGTTGGTCCACACATCCTACACTTAAGATTACAAAAATTGCCGTAACGAATGTCAAAAAATTCAATATCAAAATCGTCCGTAGATATGGATCCGTCAGGTGCTGTTTTAGCTTTGGCTTCTTCGAGTGTGAGATCCCAGTCTTCTGATTCATATTCTCTCCTTGACCTAATACCATTAATTTCTTCTTGACGACAACGTTCACATTCAGGATTCCATTCGTCGTTCATCATTGAAACACGTACGTCTTTTAGAATTTGCGCATTTCGTGCTTCATCTAAATCATCACGACCAGCGTTATATGCTGTACCATCTTTTTTACGCATAATGCCTTTCTGCGGACTGTAACTATTAGTATTACAACAAATACGAAGATCGCCATTATTTCTTAAATTAATTGAATTCCAAGCTAATGGACAAAACGTACTCATTTAATCTCCTCAAGCATTTCATAACATAATGGATAATAATCTTTTAAAAACTGATTACGTACTGGATCCATGAGATGGGTGTTAGCTGCTAATGCTTTCATAGCATCTGGTTTATAATCGTATTTATAAATTTCATTAAAGATATGTTTTTCATCTTCAAAGACGCCTTCGTTTATAGCAATCTTTTTAGCTTTATCTTTCCATTTATCTGGAATGTAAGACGGGCTATGGAATTCTGGAGTATAGACAATAAAATTACGAAATTTAAATGATTTGAATTTATGACTAACTTCTTGTCTTAATCTCCAAAAGTCAAATATATTAAAGACTTGAACTGTCTGATTTATTTCAAAGTTAACTTCACCAGCCCAATTCAGTTCACTTATTTTATTTATGTTTTCCCAAATCTTTTTAAAGTTACTTGCAGGTCCACGAATATACTCGTGTCCTGCTCCATAAGCATCTATTGAAAACTGGATATCAACTTTTTTAAATTGTGTTAATAAGTTAAAAAAATAATGATTAGCATTTGTTCCATTAGTGGTAATAAATATCTTAATAAAATTAGTATGACCAACTTCAACTAAGCGTTTTAAAATAGTTTGAGTTTCTGGCTGTAATGTAGGTTCACCTCCAAGAAACTTAAATTCATATACTGATTCAACATTATCAAGAATAATATCTAAATCATATTTGCTGCTATAATCTTTATGTACATCTGGCCAATGCGGCCAAAGCGCTGGGTGCTTCTTTGCTTCTTTTTGTATTTGCAAACTAAATTTTGGTCCACACATTCTACAAGATAAATTACATAAATTGTTAAATCCTAAATCATATGATATTGGTGTTTGAAGATTTGTTCCATTAACAAAATTAAGTTGAGGTCTACCTAACTCCTCATAAATAAGATTATAAGCTTGTCTTAAAGATTCCGCGCCTGATTCTTCTCTATTTTTACAATCACCACATTCTGGAAGCCATTCAGGATTGTTTAAAAGAGATTTTCTAATATTTTGATAATCTTTACCGTCCCACTTCTGTAAATCATAATCACCATCTTTCCATCTCCAAGAACAACAAGGTCTATTTTGCGCTTGAGTATCAACACGCCTATGCATAAATGGAATAAAACAAAATGGCATTATTTGATATCCTCTAATAATTCATGAACTATAGGATAATAATCTTTTAAATGCTGGTTTCTAGCAAAGTCCATCATACTTGTACGACTCTTTAATATTTTCATCGTATCCATGTCTGTTTTTTCTTGTTCCATTAAATCAAAAATATGTTTTTCATCTTCATACGCCCAGTGCCCGCGAGCTTCAGCAATTGCTAAATCTTTCCACTTTTGTGGAATATATTGAGGACTATAGATTGGTGGCTGAAAAACCATACCACTACGAAAACTACACCAAGGATACTGTATATTTGTTTCTTGTCTTAATTTCCAAAAACTAAAAATACTAAAAGTTGTTACTGTTTGATGTATTCCAATATGAGCGTCGCCTGCCCAATCAAGTTCATATATTTTCTTTACATTCTTCCATATTGTTTCGAAGTCTGAGGCAGGTCCACGAATATAGTCATGGCCTATACCATAATCGTCTATAGAAATTTGAAGATACACTTGCTTAAATTGAGTTAATAAACTATAAAAAGCAGTATTTACATTTGTACCATTTGTTGTTATATTAAATTTAAGACTAGTGTTTCCTACATCAATTAATCTTTTCATAATTGCTTTTGCTTCAGGTTGAACAGTTGGTTCGCCACCAAGAAGTTTAATTTCATACATAGACTCAGCTTCATCAATTATATGGCTGATATCCATGTTGTTATATTTGTCAGGCGGATCATCAACAAAAGCTGGCCACAGTTCAGGATATCTTGTCATTTCTTTATAAATTTGAGAGCTAGATGAAGCACCACACATTCTACAAGATAAGTTACATAGATTATTCATTCTCAAATCGTAAGAGATCGGAGTTTCAAAAGGATTTCCTGTTACGACATCAAGGTTTGGTTTACCTAATTTTTCGTATAGTCTATTATATATTTTTCTATACGAATGATCTTCACCAACTTTTTCTCTTCTTTCACAATCTTGGCATTCTGGTAACCAGTCTTGATTATCATTCAACATACTTGCACGAATTTTTTGATAGTCTTCACCTTGCCAGTCTTGTAAATTATATTGACCAGCTTTCCACTTAGCAGCACAACAAATTCTGTTTTGTCCTTGTGTGTCGATATAATTATGAATAAACGGAACTACACAAAATGGCATTACTTTCTATACCATTCTAACCAATCTAAGTCTGGAAACACATCATTAAAATCTAAGAATCTTGTCTTTGCTACTGTATAACACCATTCAGCCATTTCAGGCAATCGTTCAGTCCAGTCTTCTGCTTCCATAAATGTAAGTAAACCTTCCATGCGTGGAATTCCATATTCAGACTTTATGAACTCTTCATACGTTATACCAGCTTCTTTAACGCCAGTACATTTTTGCCAATTTTCTTTTATCCATGGATAAAGTTCTTCTTCGTATTTTTGTCTTACTTCTTGTTTAAACCATGTGGGAAGAGCTTTTACATTTAATTGTGGAGGCCAATAAGCTAAATGACATGAAAATAAACCTGCACCATTTGGCCACTTATTTAGTAACTTAAAGTTTGATTCAACTTTCCATTTTATAAATTCTGGTAAGTAAAAAATGTTAAGAGCCATTACGGTATAAGCACTTGTAAGCGTTAAGTTGCCGTGTGGATAGTTATCCATTTTATGAATTGATGATGTAATTACATCCCAGTTAGATGGGTAACGAATAAAATGATTACGAATACCAATATCATCGACACTAAAATGAAATATTACATTACGAAATTGTTTCCATAGATCAAATAAATCATCACGCCATTCAATACCATTTGAGTTATATCTTAATTCAATATCAGAAGCT